TGTCGTGCTGCCTTACGTGCGGCTGCTTCTTCGCGTTCCTTCTTAAGGGCGGCAAGTTCTTCAGCCATCTTTTCCATCTGTGGATATAACTTAGCCTTCTCCTGCGCACGAGCCTTTGCAAGGTCATCTGCAGTAAATCCTGGCACTGTAGCCTCCACTGGTACTTCTTGGATTGGCGCAACTTCTGCTGCGACTGTTTCCATCACTTCTTGATTATCGGCCATTATTGGTCACCTATTTTTCTTATGTCGTTGTCCGTATGCCTTGCGGCGTGTCCCTTGGTTTCTTACAAGACTATTGCATTACAAAATGTCGCAATTGTCTCGATATACTCTGATGTTTATCAGAATGCTAGTTGTCGTTGCGGTCGACATTCCTTCGTTGCACCTGCTTGGTGCCGTAGGCTTCTTCCACTAACTGCTGACGAATTGCGCCTTCGGTTTGATCCTCTAGGCTTTCGTTCATCTGCTGTGCTGGGTCGTTAACACTCTCTGGTGTCTCTGGACCCTGAATTCCATCACCCATAACGTCACCATCACCAAGTTGTGTTGGCTGCATAGGGATGGCAGAAGTTCCATCAGGACCAGGCATCATGCCCGTCATATCCATGATCTGCTTCTGGATCTGAATCTTGAGAAGTTGTAGGGCTCCATCGGCCTTGGCATCTTCCTTCAACTCATCACGAATCTCACGAAGTTTTTCTTCTGGGAACTCCTCACCCAAGGTACGCAGAGCGCCTTCCTTAGACTCAAGACCAGCAGCCATCTTTGCCTGGACTTCATTCAAGACGATTAACTTATCGAGAGGAAGTGGAGGTGGGAACTGCACATAGTTCTGGTACGTGATTGGATCGTTAGGATCAAGAACAGCAAGTTGGTCTGACTTTAATGGGCCATCAACTTCTGGGTTAAATATCAGAGTCTCTGGCTCTTTGAGAGCCAAGTTACGAAGTATGAGTTCGTTAATACGCTCAACACCCTTGCCGTACTGAATGACCTTCTGGGAGTAGCGATTCATCAGTGGCTGGTACTGGATGGAGAGAGCAACACCTGAGGTGTTAGAGATTGGCTGAACTTGTCCAAGCGCACTCTCTGGGATGTTCATGATCTCGTGCATAGAGCGCTTAAGAAGTTCTAGGTATTGAAGAGCGCCGTTGATACCTTCAGCACCACCATCAAGGTTGAATACCTGAGCGTCCTTTGGAAGACCGCCCCATACCTTGCTCGCACCCTTTTCCAGATTTGATGCCTTAGCACCGATGATGACTGTTACTGGTGCAGCGTGGTAGTTGATGATGTCAGCGACGTCTGTAGCAATTTCATTATATGTGCGGTTGATCGTGATGATGTCTTGGCAATCTGCAAGACCCCATGGAGAACCTGTTACAGGAATGTTAGGGATATGTACCACTGGAATAAGGCCTAGTGGGTTTGGACGTGAGTCGATCAACTCGTCGTTGATGTACTCCTCGATCATGTCATCAGTCAAGATTTCAGTATAGGTAAATACTTGACGTGTTCCTTCTAGAGAGGTACCCCAGAAGCGGTACTTCTGCTTAAAGCGAAGAAGGCGTGTGCGATCGTGTGGGTGGAATTCTGGAAAACAGAATGACGAGTTCATTGGCAGAATGCGGACACGACCAGGATGGAAGTGACCAGCAGAATCTGTCCATGCCTCTTCGTAGGCAACCTTTACAAAGCAGTCACCTGTGACTCCGCCTTGCTGCGCCATCTCAAGTAGTACACGCTCTTTGTCGTTATCTACTTCCCATACGCGCTCTAAGCGGTCAGGAACAATTGCTTCCGTTGCTTTAGGGGAACGAAAGTTAACACCCTTACCAAATGTAAAGCGAGCAAGATAATCTGTAAATGCGCGATAGTAGTTCATCGTCATCTGTGCTTCGCCAGTTTCGCGGCGGTAGCCCCATTGATGACCTAGGTACATCGCAAAGTTTAATGAGTAACGGTTTAAGCGAGGACCGTGGACTTCAAACTCTTCATCAGCAAGTTCTACTAATCCAAGAGGAGAAATAGAGATCGTTAAGTCAGATGATGCCGCTCTGTACGATGGCGGGGAGAAGTCAAGATATGACATTACTTACCTTTATTCTTTTCTTCTTTTTTCGCAACTGGCTTACGCTTCTTAGACTCAAATTTCTTCTGTGCAATCTTTTGTCTGCGATCTTTTTCGTGAGTCTCTACGAACTGACCGCCAAGTTCAATGTAGTGCTTGTGAACCCATGCACTTGCTCCAGGAGATGGATAGGTCGCGTACTTAGCACGTGCCTGTGCAATGACCATTTGATACAACTTTGGATTTGCTGGTTTTTGCATTTTATCTCCTCCCTGGATAACCTGACAGCCCCCACATTAATGTGAGGGCTGAACGGTGTCTGTCTAAATTAGTCGTTGACGACTGTTGCAGACTGACGCTGTGTGCGTCCGCCTGAGCGAGCGACTGTCTCAATTGTTGCTGCTGAGTAGTCGTTCATTGTGCCGTGTGCAAACTCTCCAAGGAATGTTGGTGCTTCAACCCATGAGGCTGAACCAACGTGCGCACGCTCTGCCATTGTCTCGGCAGCAGACTTCTCCCAAACTGGAGCGTTGCGGTTTGGACGACCAGGTGCTGTAGCAGCGCCCTGCATCATTCCCTTCTGGAAATCGTTTGGAACATCGGTATCAGTAGCGATACCCTCTTCGAAGCGGAGTGGGCCACGACGTGTTGCGTTGCCTGCACCCTTCATTTCGTAAACCTGTGGTGCACGCTCTGGGAAGCGTGGTGCTGGTGAGATTGTCATTATGACTCCTTAAGGATGTGTACGGAAAGGCCTTTTCCTAGTACATAGTTTCCACCCTTTTTACAGGGTTTTGTTGTTAACTAAAGAAAGGATTAGATGAGATGACTACCTCTGGCATCACAAGGTCTTGGGTAAGACTGCATGCGATAGCCAAAGAATCTGCAAAGTCATCGTGGGCGTAGGTCTCATCAGGTGCGGCAGCAGAGAAGTTAGGTCCCTTGAACTGAACTTCAAGGTCGGTCATCTGCTGATAAAACCGCTTCCATGTACGCAATCTGCGAGTTTTTGCATGGGCAGGCCACGTAATGAGTTTGCGCTGAATAAGAGCCTGCAGATGTTTCCATCGCTTTGATTGCTCTGATTGACTGGATGTGAGAGCCACGACTCTAGAGCGTGGAAGCAACAGAGTAAGACGTTGCGCTACTGCATCTCCCACACCATTGCCGTCTACTCCAGCAACAAGGACATCGTAGTTAGATAAGAAGTTAACGATCTGGAAGTACTGCTCTTCCCAATCGGCTCCCTGGATCTCTAGCCAGTTAAGAACTTTATGCTCAAAGTATCCAAACTCATCGGGGCGATCCCAGTCAACCCACACAACAGTCACAACAGTTGAGTCAGTCTTACGGGCTGGGTCAATACCTACAACTACTGGAGTCTTATGCCAGGACTTCACTAACTCTTGAGAGGTATCGCCTAGTTCATCCATAATGGCAGAGGTAACGAACATACCGCGCTCAAGGAGCCACTTACAGTTGTACGACATCTGGAACTCATCCGAGTCCTCACCAATACGCAGCATCTCTTTCTTGATAGAGCGCTCGTAGTTGGGGTTGTACTTAATCACATCTTTCCAGTCCCACTGGAAGTGGTTCTGCCTGGAGTTACGCCCTGTTTGTCGGCGCTTGTTTAACTGAATAGCCTTATAGAAGTTGTTCTTACTGGTTGTAGGTGTTCCAGTCTTGACCATGGTTCCTGCGTAGTACGCCAACATAGGCGCGATTGACTTAGACACTACGAAGTCATCAGCCTCTTGACACTCATCGATAACGATAAGATGGAACGACTTAGATTCAATCTTTGCTCGTGGGTTTGCGGTCATCATCGTCATAGTCGATCCAGATTTGGTCAACTTGATCTGACGAGTTACTCCACCTACGCGGGCAGCCTTATCGTCGATCTCAACGTCATTAAGAATCTCTGTAGCACGCTCAGAGGTCAAACGGGTAACGCATCGACCAAAGAGAGTTTCAGCCTGTGACTCTGTAGGAGCGAATAGCCCAACCCATAGTCCATCTTTAAATTTGCCAAGAAGATCTGGGTACAACTTAGCAAGTCTAGGAAGAAGGATCATTAGCGTCACAACAGTGTCAGCCACTGTCTCTGACTTGCCTGACTGACGAGCGGCTAGGGCTGTAATCTCTTCTGCGTCATTGATGAGGACAGACTCAATAAGCCGTCTAGCCAATGGCTTCTGATATGGGTGAAGATCGTGTCCTACAAGTTCTTTAAGAAAGAGCATGATCTTGTCGATCAGTTTGTCTACAAATTGCTGAGATAGTTCGTCTAACTGTTCGTCAGGCTCTTCTTCTGCAGGCTTATCTTCCTGCAAGAAGAACTCAGGAGTAATCTCCTCAAACTTCTCATCGTCAAATGACTCGGTGGTCACAGGGAGCGTCTCTCTAGTTCTTGCGCGATGGCGTGAAAGACTTCAGCGCCCAGTTTTACCTCAGCAAGATCATCTTTGCTCTGAGTCCTTTGCCAACTGGAAATATGTTTGCCAATCGTAAACATCGACTGTTCCATCCATGCTACTAAGTCTGGAGTAGAGATCATCGAGACTCTTTTCTCGATCCGACTTTGGGGGCGGTGTCCATCCCGCTTCTTCCGTAAATTCATCTTCCGTCACAATCCTTAGTCCGATTAGTTTATCGACTTCAACTGAGTCAGTTTGTCCAGTCCATCGTCCCAATACTAACGCCCTATATCTAGGAAGTCTTACTATGAGAGGAGTTGCCGTCCTATATGGGGCTTCCGTCTCTTGAGTCCAACCACGGGTAACAACCTTATGGCCCCACTCATAGGGGAACTTAGTAAGTTGTACAAAGTGTTGTGTTCCGATGTTGTGCGTCTTGGGCATGTAGTCGTCCTATTTAAGTGGTCGTAGTTTCTTTGGGCTGAGGGATGTCTTACCACCCTTGGTTGTTCCGTACCTTTTGCCGTAGTGTAACTGAGCGCCACGACTGAATTTGTAGAATGCCTTGCGAGCCGTAGCAGAGATGGATGACACATCTGCAGGACCACGAGGTTTGAAGTCCAAGTACTTGTAGATGTACTGACCCTTAGATACACGAGCCTTGAATGCCGTCCACTCGCTAGGGGTGACTTCGTAATAGTTGTAGAAGGTGCCGTCTCTAAATACTACGGTGATCTTCTCTTCCTCTTCGTCATAGCCAGCGGCTACGGTACGAGGGCGATCAATGTTAGTTGTTGATGTTGGAACAACCGTAAGTGGAGCAGGCTGTGTATCCTCATCAAGTTGGGCTCCATATGAGCCAGGAATACTTGGGTTATCTACACCCTCTGTAACATCTTCCCACTGACGCTTGTAGGAGAGTTCTGCAGGAAGTCCTGCCATGTTGTTGTAATACGCACCAGTTACGTCATAATCCTTGAGTACATCTTTCATACCGATGATCTCTTTGAACTCACCAAACTCACCAGTTGAAGAGGCTGTTGGGGCGCTCTGAAATGGGTTCTCTACTCCAGTAATCTTTGCAAGACCCGCGGTCTGTCGAGGACCAAAGCCATACATAGAACCTAGTTGTTCTAATGGGCTGCGTAGTTCCGCAGATGACGGAGTAGACATGCGCGGTTTGCGCGATGCACTTCCACCACCTGCGGGACGACGATTAGGCATTTATATTAGGATGCTGCTGCCCAAGGAGTGATGGTGACTGTTGCACCGATTGCAACAGATGTTCCTGCTGCAGTTCCTTGTGCCTTAACAGTTCCAACAAGTCCAACAACTGTTCCTGAAAGACCTGTGAGGTTTAGGACTGTTGTGGTTGGTGTTGCTACTGTGAATGTGTTAGTTGCGTTATCAACAACTGTGTATGTTCCGTTTACAGTTGCGTCAACAGATGCGATTGTAACCTTAGTTCCAATTGCGTATGCTGCACCTGCACCTGAAGCAGTGAGAACTGCTAGGCCGCCTGCTGCACGTGATACTGCTGTAACTGTCTTAGCAGCGTTAGTTGCGGCTGCCTGTACTGACGCAACAAGTGTTGAGTCAAGGAGTGTGTCAGTTGCATCTGCTGTAAGTTGTCCTAGTACGGTTGGAACCTTTACATAGTCAACTCCACCAGACTGAGATCCTGTGGTGTTTGGTGTGTATCCAGGATAGCCGTTCCAGCCATCTTCTGCGATATTGTGTGAATCAAGAGTGTAATCTAAGTTAGATCCACCATTGTCACGGCGAACGTCGTTTGGCTGCAATGGGAAATTACCCCATACGAAGTCAATTGCGACGTTACCTTTGTCATCTAGAAGATGACCGTCTTGATTAGTAGCCATTTATTTCCTCACAATCATGATTGGTTAGTTCAGCCTC